CTGAAGAACCTAATTCTGGTTGGGTACATTGTTCTTACAAACCATCAGGCAATCGTAAAATGTATCTTAGAGCATACAAAGGAAACGGAAGAACTATCTATGAAGTCATTTAAAAAACAAGTTGGTGGAAGCCACTACAAGAAATATAAAATCCAACCAGTAGAATTTATCATCAAAAATAATATTGGATTTGTAGAAGGAAATATCATAAAGTATGTGTTACGTTTTAAAGAGAAGGGTGGTGTCCAAGACTTGTTAAAAGCTAAACACTACATAGAACTACTTATAGATACAACCAAAAGTAGATAATATCATTTAAACCTATTTTAAGGCATAGTGGCTTTAAAATTACGATACACGACAACTAAACCTATAATATCAAAAAAAAGGGGTAATTTGTCGGTTTAAACAGGCAAATTTAAGGAGTTTAAGATAAGATATGTCAAATTATATAGTAACTAAGATAGACCCAGATTTTACACCAGAAACACATACTGTCGGTTCATCATCAGCACAATCAGGAGTTATTACTACTGGTTCAGGATTAGTGAGAATCTCAACAACTACTCATTGTCATATTAAATTCGGTGCTAACCCAACTGCTACTGAAGAAGATTTTTTAATGCCATCAGATCATGTTGAAGTTTTTGCATTTATATCTGGTCAAAAAATTGCTTTTATAGCACATGGTGGGGGTGCAGGTGAAATTAACATTTGTGCAGTAGATTAATATGCTTCCAGCTTTAAGTGCTTTCGCACCACTCCTTACAACAATATTTAAAACAGTTGATAAAGCTATTCCTGATAAAGATTTAGCTGAGAAATTAAAAGCTGAAATGAATATGCAGTTGATGCAATCAGGCACAGAAGAAATGAAAGCATCTGCAAAAATTATTGAAGCAGAAGCAAAAAGTAATTGGTACGTTTCTGGTTGGAGACCAACTCTTATGTACTTACTTATTTTAATTGTAGCTTGGAATTATATTCTTAGTCCAATTTTATTTCTTATAATCAAAGTTAAAACACAAGTAGAACTTCCTTCTGATGTTTGGACATTACTTACAGTAGGTTTGGGTGGCTATACCATTGGAAGATCAGGAGAGTCTATTGCAAGAAGTTTAGCTACAAGACCAGTAAACAAGAATCAAGAAAATGGATAGTCTAAAGTTAAGCGATCAAACGCAAGTATCTTTACCAATAAAAAATATAGTAGCTATTGTATCTGCTATCGTTGTAGCTGTTTGGACTTATTTTGGAATTGTTGAAAGACTTAATAGACTTGAAACTAATGAGAAATTAATGTCGCAAGACTTACTTAAAAAAGCAGAACAAACTCCTAAGAACCAAGAGATGTATATGTTGATTGAGTACCAAGCTAAATCAATAGACAAGCACTCAAAACAATTAGAAGAAAACGTACACACTAAAGTAATCATTAGTCAATTAGAAAAGAAAATAGATAAGCTAGAAAAAGAATTAGATTCATTAAGAGGTAAATAATGTTTGAAGTAGTATTTGCTTTACTGATGTATATGAATGACAAGCTAGAAGGTTATTCTCCAAAATTAAATGTAGCTGATTGTTTAGAACAAAAACGTAAAGTTGAACGTGATGGAACTAATGATGTTACTAAATGGTCGTGTAAAGAAGTTGAAGCCATTATAGAAACTGATAAGCATGGAGTTAAGAGAATCAAAGAGATTAAATCAAAATGAACTTTTATCTAGTTACCTATGCAATTAATTTTGTAAAGGTGAATGATGAAAACATTAAAGAAGATGTTGCTCACGTCAGATTTTTTGATAGCCAAAACTTTGCAAATTCAAATTCATTTCTAGCTTCATTAAAACAAGTTAAAAAACTTAGGATTACTTCTGTTGAGTGGGATTTAGAGGAGTGTAACTGGTATGATTACTATGAAGATATTTCAAATACTATTCACTAAATCGGCAGTAGATAATATTCAATACCATCATTCCAAGTTTGAATCTTTGATTGTGGTAACAACTTTAATATTTGATCTACTGATTTAAACTTTAAACCATCTTTAAAAGCAAAGCATATTGTATATTGAGTGTATCTACTATCACAGAACATTTGTGCGAATGTAATATACTTCTTTAAATCTTTTAGTTTAAGTTTGTTGGAAGCTTTGACTTCCACGAAGAATTGACTTTTACGTTGTTCGGTTTCTTTGGAGTAAACAAAGTAATCAGGTAAAGCACTAAGAATCCCAAGTTTATGAAAATAAGGGATAGGGGAATTACCAAAATCAGCATCATCATTAAAAAGAAGCTTTTTATAATGAAAAGATTTAGTTTTACAATACTCCTCAAATCTTTGTTCGGCATAGTCAATGTAGTTTTCAACTCGTTCTTTATATCCCAATTCATTTAATGTTCCTTTTGGTTGGATTATTTTCATCTACTCAAATCTCTTTGAGTTACAAGCCATGATCTATAAAGATCAACCCAGCTTTGTAAGTTAGCATACTTACCTTTTAAAATAGAATAGTTTTTTTCTGCAACTAATAAACCTTCTATTATTGTTGCGTAATCTTTATCAGAATAAGCCCACTTCTCAGCTTCAGCTACCGAACAATTCTTTTCTAATTTCTTAGTTAAAGTTATTTGACTGAATGTTATTTTCTTAAATTCTTCGCAACGTCTAAAAGTATATAATGCTTCTGACATTTGTTCTGAGATAGAATCTAGTTCTTGTTTTATTTGGTCAGGGTTTTTTAGAGCAAGATCGTGCATACCTTCCTTTACAGTTTATAGTTGTGTACTAACCTAAGCTAGTAATTCTTCAAATTTCAAAACCACTTTTGTTTCTAAAGCATCTTTAAGTCTTTTTGCCTTTTCCATCTTATGCTTTAGTTCAAAGTATTTCATAGAGACTCTATAATGTCTGTCTCTTAGGTTCTGAACTTGAGTTTTCATTTTCTCCATCAGCTATTTTAATATTATTTCTGATGAACTTAGTATTGATTATGTTCACTGAAATAATCTTACCTTCCTTATTTTCTGTTAGAGCATCTTCTGTGTTTTCAAAGAGTTCCTTAACTACAATGCTACACTCAATTAGCTTTTCTCTAACAACCTTCATTATGTTTTTTATATATAATATTTCATTAAATTGCAAGGATATGGCGAGGGAAAACATAAAGGGATTATGCGTGATCGTTGAATCAAAAACCCTCGCCATAAGAATCTTAGTTATGGAAATTCATCTGAAATAAAAACTTATAATCTTTTATTTTCAAATCAATTTCTTCCTTTGTAACACCAATTTTACCAGATTCAATACCTGATTTTAATAAAGCCATTGTGAACATATATTCATCTTTATTAAATGCTTTAGTTGGTACTGGAGAACTAGCCATATCTTTTTCAATAGCTGTTACTGCTTGATTAAAGTTTTCTGATTCAAAATCATCAACATTAAAGCTAGTATCTGGTTTAGCAGTAGCACTAGTTGGTAATTCTTGTATCATTGGACTTTTATCTTCTTTGGTAAGAACGAATAAACTTCCATTCTTCTTAGAAGCACCACAAGTTACGGAAACAGTTTTTCCCTTAGCTATTGCTGGGTGCAAGATAGATGACCAAAGAACTATCTCTTGTTCGCCTACTTTAAACTTGAAATTTGGAAACTTGTTAGCCATTCCATCTTTACCAAGTCTATTATCGTAAACGTATTTTATTACTCCTTGTACGTTCATCTTATTTCTCCTTATTGTTTAGGTAGCGATACATTTTTAGACAGGCAATCGCCACTTCTTCCTGTGCATCTCCTATTGGAAATTCCTTAATATTTAACTTGCCTTGCTTAGTACAATTAACAATAACACCTTTTTTGACATCAATATTTAATTCTTCTTTAACACAAATCTTATAAAGGTAGATTTGCACTAACATAGAATCTCTTATTCCTGATGATGACTTCCAATCATAAATAATATGCTCTCCTGATTTGTTTTTAAATATAGCATCAAGAGTACCAGTAAATTTATGAATACGACTAAGAACTTTGCGTTCAGTAAACACAATCTCTAAACCTTCTTGCTTATCGTACCATTCTTTAAACTTACCAAATGATTTTTTAATCTCAGGGTTTATAATCTCA